CAGACGTCTATGTGAACCCTGAGTTCAATGGCGGCGCTTATGGCGAAGACTGGCTCGGCGGCACGCTTACGCTTGACGTTGGATTTGAAGGCGGTTCTGGCGCCTACAGCTACTACATCCAAGGCGGTCCTGCCGTTGTGATGCCTGACGGTGCCGATCAAGAGGTTGAACTGGCTGGCAAGTTTGGCGGTTCTGTCGCTGTTGCTGACAACGTCTCTGTTTACGGAGAGCTGAGCGGCATCACTGGCGATGAGCTGTCTGTTGGGACGAAGCTTGGCATGAAGTACAGCTTCTGAGCTATAACAAGCGCAGGTTTCTCACACAGACCGACATCAGGCTCCCGCAAGGGGGCCTTTTGTTTTATCTGGAGCCATCATGCAAAAGCTTTTCAACGTGATGTCCGTCGCATCTTTCGTGATGTCTGGAGCGCTTGTTGGCGCGTCAGTCGTTGCTTTTGTCCGAATCCCTAAAATCATTGAGAACTACACCGCCGACATGATTGGCAACATCACCGGCAATGTCACTGAGATGATTCCAGGTGAGATTGATGCGGCGATGCCTGAGCTGCCAACCACTACGGGTCCAGCTGTGCCTTTCAAGTCACCATTTTAGTGTTGGCGGTTGGATCTTCGTCATGAGCTTCAGGTCCGAAGCCTTCAGCCTTGATTTTTGCCATATCAAGTTCTGGCGCGGGTGCCTCAGCTTTTTGCTCAAACGACGCAAGCCATTCGCGTAAAGCGTCACCAGTTGGTGTGCCTTTCGGCCATTTGACCCACTTGAGGAGTGCTTTTGGATCGGTGAATGGTCTGGCAGATTTGCCGCACAATACGGTGTAAACAACAGGCGGCCCTTCACGTCTGCGGTTACGTTCAATCCAGAGCTGACCTGCTGTAAACCGTTCTGACTTCATGCCTGAAATTCCTGAGATTGGAGTGAATGCGGTTGGCGTGCCAATGATTTCTGTAGGTCAGCCGATACCAGCACCTGTTTTACCAGCAGCACCGCCAGTTACGTCAGCACGCTTTCCAGTTATTGATATGCCTGGGTGTGTACGCGCCAGGATCACGCAAGGCAAAGGCGTCGAAACATTTGAGGATGATCCAAAGGGGACAGTCACTCTGTGTGATGGAGCGGTGCCAATCTTTGAAGCGCCGGACTATAGACCGCGTGACTTCACTTGGGTCCAACCGCCAAATGCGCCAATAAAAAGGCCAGAGGTAGCAGCTCCGGCCCAAAGATCTCTCCCAAAGACGCCGGCCTTGGCTTCCGGCACCCCAAAGATGCCACCAGATCCACCTTGTCCACCATTTGGATCGAAAGAAATCGGATCGTTTAACAAATTAGGGACAAAGGTCCTTGCGGGTTATGAGCTGAAAGATGGCAAGTGCGTAAAGATCTGGGATCCCGTGCCCGTCAGCCAGGTGGTCAATAACTACCTGCCTGATGCTGGCCCAACGATGTCGATTGCGCTGACAGCAGCGTTTGCCACAACTGTGGCGATCTTTGCCAAGCCAATCGCGTCAATCTTGCAGAAGCTCGCTAAACCTGTAACCAAAAAGGTGGTGAAGAAGATCAATCAGAAGCTTGGCCGTAAGGAGAAACTGGAATCGCTACAGGAGCGGAGGTCTGCTCAGCGTCACCGGAATCAAGCCATTCGCGATCTGAGGCGCGCTCTGGGTAAATGATCTGGTGCGTGTGACCTTCAACTGGTTTGGGCTTGAGAACTACATCAGCGCAGATGGCATAAAACGGCGAAGACTTGGCGAACCCGTAGCCCTCTCTTATGGCTTCAGCGCAAGCTTTAAGTCGTCCCATCTCGTAGTTGAGACGTTTGTCAGCTAAAGATTGTTCGTAAAGTGCGACCTGCTTGCGTTGAGCTTCTTTGCACAGGTTGATCGGGCCCCAGTCGAGTGGGACTGAGAAGGTTGCAGTGATGCCGAAGTTGTTGCTGAAGTTCTGGCGATAGCCTGTCCGCTGCGGCTTGTAGTACAAGACTTTGCCAGGGTTATCTGGAATGCCATCAGGCCCATCAATCCCTGTCTCTTCGTCGATTAGGCCAAAGTTATCGCTGTTGTCGTAGACGGGCTCTTGATAATACTGATCGTTTGGCTTGCCAAAAGAATGCGTAGACGACACAAAGGGCGAGATGTTTAGCGTTGCTCCATCGCATTGGATGCCACTACCTACTGAATATCTGAGGTACTGTCCCGGAACTATTTGTACAGCTTGGTTAACGACTGAACCGCTGCTATTGCTTACAGGCGCTGCAGTTGCACTCATTTGTGCTGCTGCTGGAGCGGTATAGATCAGGCTGAGCAGCAGGGCAGATGCTGTCGCTCTCATTGGCTAAACGTGCTGGTTGATTCGGTAACGCTTTCGATCAGCGTTTCACGGTCGATTGCAACTTTTTCGATCAGGCCAGGACCGCTGTAGGTTTCTGCAAACTGAAAGGCTGCACCCGGAGTGGTTTGCACCCAGTTTGAGCGGCTTGAAAAGTTCAAGTTTTTGCTGCCAGCTGAAGGACTGACGACGCCGCTTGCGGGTTGAACTCCAGTACCGCTCACGCTGTATTCAAAGCCAGTTCGATAGGACTCAGAACGGATGCTCTCTTTGACAATCGTTTTTGACTCTGTCGAGCTAGTCACCAGACCTTGACTGAAGTTTGGAACGACTGGGACTGCCGCTGCTGGAGAGGCAAACAGCAGCAGAAAAATTAGCCGAATCACCTTACTGTTAGCTCGCTGATGACTTGACCGATTGCCTTAGTGTTAGCTCCACCAGCTGTGACAGTGACAGCACCAGCTGTTGTAACCGTGCCAGCAAGATTGCCTGCTGTCCCAGCAGCAGTTGAGGTGACATCACCAAAAGCGGGGACTGCGCCAACTGTTGGAGCGGAGGTTGGGATGGTGTCGCCTGCCATGTAGGTGTTTTCAAAAGAAAACGCATTGCCGCTCGTCGCTTGGGAAGCAACAACAGGAGTCAGGGCGTTAACGCCATTAGTGTGAGCGCCAAGACCGCCAACAACGCCAGCAGTAGTGCCGTCAGTGGTGCTGACGCCTGAACCACTAACGCTGTAACTGTTGCCAACACGAACAGCGCGAGTAGAAGCACCGCCAACCTCTAGTTGTACTGAGCTTTGAATTCTGTGGGTTAAATCAGCTTTGGCAGGCAAAGCAGCTGCCAAAGTGATGCCCAATACCAAAAGTGTCCGGGTCATTTGATGCCAGCTTTGGTGTCTTTGTTATCCACGATAGTTGGTTTCTTGTTGCTATTTCCATTGGTCTTCCGCTCGATACCGAACGATGCCATTGCGCCGGTCAGCAGTGACGCCACGAACGTATTGTCCATTTTCATCTGAGGAAAGATCCCCAAATACGAAGCGGTCAGCAGTGCAGCGCTCCAAGCCAAGACAAGAGCCTTGACGACATCTGCCATTGAGATGCCTTCTTTTTCGTGATGATCGTCTGGAGTTTCTGCCATGAGACAACAGAGCTACGCTTTAAGGGTAACTAGGCCAGGCCAATGCTTCTAATCCTCAAGCCTGTGTTGATGACCATGTGGAAATCACGGGCATTTAAGGAGCTGATCGTCGCGATGTGTGAAAAAGTGGTTTCACGCACCGATAACGATTTAGATGATTTGGCTGTAAAGCATCTGCGTGAGCTTTTACTGCCTGACACCAGGATTGACCACTAGACCGTGTCCGGCATCATCCAAGTGACCCTGTTGGTCATCGCCATGGGCCTTGCCTTGCTGCCGTTTTTCGAGTGGTATAAGCCAGACGTGCCGCATCGCATGGCTGCCATCAAGCAGCTAGAGGAGGCCATGCCCCCTGAGTTGTTGTCAGAAGATGCTGAGTGGTTTCAGGCTTGGAAGGCCAGTGGCATCGACCAGGAGGTTTATGTGCCTCGATACTTCCGACAACTTGATCTGCCTGGCGGCGAGCGCAAATGCTTTACGTCGGCTGCGGCCATGGTCGCCGCCTTTTACAAAAAGGTCGCGACTCAGGAAGAGTACGAGCAGGTTAGGGCTCGATACGGCGACACCACTTCTGTCTTTGCTCACGTTGAGGCACTAACCAGCCTGGGCCTG